AGTATAATAAAACTTGCTATCCATTTGACATACCAAGTAATATCATACTTGGGTGTGACTGAATCAATTTGTGTCATGTTTTTTTGCGACGAGCCATACGCTTTTTAGATCCAAGTTTTGCGCGACCTTTGCCGTGTCTTTTTGTTCCTGTTTTAGCTGGCATGATTAATTCTTCTTATTTCCCAAATTAATGTGTGCAGATATTAGAAGAGCCTCTTCGCTCAAACCCATGGTCATAGACCGAAGTCGTGACACTTCTTCAGCAATTTCTTCATCTGTAGGGGTTAAAACTTTTTCTTGGCTGACCATAGTATCGCTGTCTTTAGTATCGCTGTCTTTAAAATCATTCTTAACTTCAAAACGATCACCAACTTCAAACTTATATCCGATTGCTTGCATGAAGTTCATAAACTCCTCAAGCATTTCGTCAACAGTCAAATCGCTGTCTTCAAGTTCAACAACAACCTTTTTCTTAGAGTCATCATCGAAAAAACGACCATCGCTCAACTTACCATTGTATTCAAATTTAACATTTGCCATAAATCACCTATAAATTATTTGTGGAACACACATCTATATATTCGCGTTTCTTACATTCTTCTATTATACGCTCTTTCTCATGCAAAGGCAACTTATACCAATCAGTTATCTCTGCAGTTGTGCGAAAACAGCCGACGCAATACTCACGCCGAGCGTCTAAAGTGCAGATCCCCTTACAGGGACTCATTGCTTTAATGTTATGGTTCTTTTGGAATCACAACCTTTCCACATTTTGTGCATGTTTTGCTTTCTAGAATATCAAATGGGTAATAACTGCAGCGACTTGATCGCCACTTTCTTTCCCACTTATGTAGTCCGAAAAAACAGAGAATTTTATCCACGACGCATTCTTGAGATGTCTTTCATCTGCTCCTCGTCAATCACTGGAACGGCATTGCTCTTATGCATTGTAGCAATACCCTTGACTAGAGTGCCAGTGTACATCAGGCTTTCTTTCTTCTCAGTGAAAATCTTATCAGACTTCAGCGACTGAATGTTGCGAGCATCACCAGCACCAACTCGCGGACCATAAGAGAGACTCGGTAGTTTTTCATAACCAAGAATCGTCGAAGACTTGTTATACTTCTTCGCAATCACGCCAGTCAACTTACGCTTTTTCTTCGGTTTGAATCTAGGATTGCAGTACACCATCATAGAGTTAATCCTCTTGGGTCGAATGGCGTCGAGTGACACCAAACCTCATTAGTCTTTTCAGACACTTCAACAAATCCTTGGGTGTAAATTTCGTCAGCAATTGCCCGAGCAACATCTTCTTGTTTGTGAGTGCGATAATACACCCACTTCGGTTCTGGCTTCTTACCGAGGATTCTCTGAAGAAAAGAAATTTTGTGGTACTCGTGATTTACGGGGAGATATTCTACTATCCACTTCAGATGATAGTCCTTATGCATGTCATTTTCGAAATGCTTCCATTCGACATATTCTTCAGCCCTGATTCGAATCGCAAGGACAGGGATTTTCTTCGCTTTTGTTGTAGAGAATGGCTTGTTCACTTCTTACTTCTTCTTCGGTTTGAATCGAGCAGCGCAATAAATCATCATACAGGATACTTCTCTACATGACCACTATAGAATCGCGAAACATCATTAATCTTTGCGAGCATCTCGTGTGGCACAGGCATATCATGAATTGAACTTAATGCAATCATTTCGTTTGCAAACTTTCGCAGTACACGAATCTCTTCCATTGTACCACGAGGCATAACCTCAAAGTCACCGTCACTCATACACCACCATTGCGCAGAGAATTCACTGCGTCCTCACAAATCTTCATAGCATCTTGGAGATTTTTTCGAATCTGTTTAAGATGATAATTGACAACAAGTATTGATACTGAAGTCAACGAAAGAAAAATGACTGTCAACGAAAGCAAAATAATATCCATTAGACTTTCTCCACAAGTTTAGAAAGAGTATATTCAGCAATCTTGAAACGGATCATCGTCGGAATATCAGTAAAGGGATCTTCCAAGAAATAAGAACATCCATCCCTCCAACTATTATACTTGACAAACTTTGCAAAATCAAGCATATGCTTGCGATTGCTCGCATCAAACGGAACTCTTGTCCTTGGTGCAAGAATAGAACGGCGATATTCACTTATCATAATAATATCTTCCCTTTCGGTTTGCAGGAATACAGACTAGTATACCTGAAATCAATCCGCAAAGATAGAAAAAAACATGGAACCAATGAGAATCAATCACTTGATACCCCAATTCCATTCTTCTTCAGAAGGTCCCGCCAATCGTTCAGTCTCAATATCTTCAGCAATATCATCAATCACTTCCCAGCCCAATTCAATCAAACGAGATGCAACATGATGAGGATTGGCGCCGCGCAACTCTTCTTGAGTGAAGATAACAACACAACACCCCATTGCTTCTAATGCGCGTGCATGCTCAACGATCTTAGACATATCTTCCATTATCATTGCTCCGAGTTGTAATTGCTATCGCACGGATCAAATGCAAGATCATCGTAACTCACCATGTCGGGGTCACGGTCATAATCTTCCGCCTCCCATCGAGCGATAACTTCATGAACAACAACCACTGGAATTCCAAGAGAAGCAGCAATTTCAGTTTCCTTCATGCCATCTTCGCGAAACATCTCGATGACATCAATCTCTAAATTAGCAAAGTATCCCATATTAAAACGGTACTCCATCGGTGGGTATAGAAACTTGATTCAACTCAGCCTGATACTTGCGATCGCCGACAACCAAAAGAAGGTTGCGAGCGCGTTCAAGTTTCTCAGCAAGATCGTAACAGTTCTTGGCACTCAAATCATACTGCGAAAGAGTGTTCGCAAGAACATGATCGGCACCATTCACAAGGTCAATCGCCTCACTCAACAGAGTTTCAGTTTGCTTTTTCATTATGCAGCACTCCTCACAGAATCAATATTTTCATGGTCAAGCAGCACTCGCTCGCGCACACTCTCATAGAGAGAAAGTGGCGAATCAAGAACGACGGTATGTTGAACACCACCACCATACTTGACACGACTCAACACAACGCAACCAGACACAGGGTACTCGCCCATGTATCGACCAGTCACAGACAATCCTTCAAGATTCCAGTTGCTCATATCAGCCCCAATCTTTGAAGTTGCCAGATTGTTCATTGTCATCAAAGCCAAGATTGTATTCAGCAATCTGCTGCTTCGTCATAAACTGCTCAGTGATTTCATCACTTTGATACGTCGCATCACTGAAGAAGTGTGGACGACGAGGACGACGATAGTAACTGTCAGCAGAACCACGATCGTATGCACCACCATGTCGAGTATCGATATTCATTAGGCAATCACCTGAATGCGAGGAGCAGCATCCTTCCATTCAGCCATGTCGTCGAAGAAATCATGGCCAGGAAGCGGAGCGAAGAACTCGTCAGCAAGAGGACGCTTATCAGCCTCGCCCTTCCACACACGCTTGATTGCCTTGGCGCGGAATCGACCGTCGTTGAGGACAGCAGTCACGAGACCGACATAATAGCAGTCGTTGATACCAACGAAGTCAAGAGACTTGACGACGTCACCAATTTTCACAGTGTTTTCACATTTCATAAGAATATTATCTCTTTTTTCGGTGAAAAAGACAATAGTAAAAACTCTTGTAAAATCAATAACTTACGAGCACTTCTCGAAACACACGAATTGCCTGTTCGAAAGTGGTATCAGGGAGATTAATCTTGTTGCCAGTGCTGCGGCATTCAATCTGATAATGATAATTTCCCACATGCCAGAGTGTGTGGCGAGCACCAAACTTGTCGTTTTCAGCCATGATATATTGATAAGTCATACAACAATTATCGTAGAAATCACAGGGATTTACAACAGTAATAATTTGTGTAAAATCAACAACTTACGACTTCGCCTATAACCGAGCGAGAGGGCGCGAGAGCGGTCCTAGAATGGGGGTTCCCCTAGTTCTGGGGGAAGGTCGAAATAGCGTATTCGGACTCCTGCCTCGCGCAGCATGGTTTCCGCATGGTCGATCGAGTAATGCTTGCCAGCACCCTTACCTGTGAATGGTCGGTTTGGTCCGATGACTTCCTTGATTCCTGCTTGAATCAATGCGCGTGTACAATCAGCGCATGGCTTTGGTTCCCAATTTAGATATGCGCGAGAATTGTTGAGTGAAACACCAACACGTGCTGCGTTGAAGATTGCATTGCGTTCAGCATGCTCAACCCAGTGATATTTTTCTGGACTCTTCCAACGATCTTTCCAATCTTCTTCAATGCCTCTTGGAAAGCCATTAAAACCCGTCGACAAAATGACATTATCATCATTGACGATCACGCAGCCGACTTTTGTCGACGGGTCCTTGCTTTTCTGAGCAATCAGAGTAGCCTGTAAGATAAACAATTCATCCCACGATAATTCATCACGAATCATAATATAGTCTCAATGGTTATTTAATTTCTACCTTACGTGGCTTCTGACTTTCAGGAATGACATTCTCAAGAGAGATTGAGAGAATGCCATCAGCAAGTTCAGCACCTTGAACAACAACTGTGTCAGACAAAACAAATTGTCTGCTGAATGAACGACCAGCAATACCCTTTGCAAGATATTCCTTTTCGTCTTTCTCAGTCTTTTTACCTGATACACGAAGTGAGTTCTTTTCTGCTGTGATCTCAATTTCATCCCTCTTATAACCAGCAACAGCAAGTTCTACATTGTATGTGTAGTCACCAGTCTTGATGATGTTGACTGGCGGGAAAGTGGATGCAGTAGATGTCAAGAGATGAGCCGCATTATCTAACGTGGCAAACACATGGTCGAAACCAAGTGCTGACGGCAGAAGGCGATCAAATGGGATGGATGAGAGTGTAGTGATATTTGTCATTGCGTAACTCCTTTATTAAGCAAGTTTATAGTTATGGACCCCTTATGGGCATCCACTTTTATTTAGACACCAGTTGAGCCAAATCCACCAGCACGCTCAGAATGTTTTTCTGGAGCCTTTGTAAGAACTACAAAATTTGCGTGCTCATTGCACGTGACTTCAGCCTGTGCGATTCTTTCGCCGCGCCTGACTGTTTGACCCATCTGTGAAATATTTGTAAGCAATACAAACACCTGTTCTTGATAATCCACATCCACAATGCCTTCTGAGTTGGCAAGAACTAGACCTCTCTTCAGAGACAATCCAGAACGTGGGTGCAATCGAATGCTATAGTTAGCCAATGGAATATTAGAATTGCTATCAACAATGTCAGAGAAATTTTCAATTGTGACTAGTCTTTCAATCTTGAAAATTAATCCTGTTGGAATGAGTAAACGATCTCCTGGATAGATGGAAATCTCTCCAAAGTTGTTTACCTTTTGACTAATTGGATTATTGTATTTGTCGTATCCAGTCACATGATCTTCTGTTGGCTGAAAAGAAAGATCAAAACAGTTTGCCATTGAAGTGCCATATGTTGGCAGTTCAAGATCATCACGAAGTCGATACACATTTACTGTAATCACAAATTAAGCCTCTTTCTTTTTCTTTCCAATCGTATATTTGCTGACTAGTTGCCACTCATTCTTATCTTTAAATGGAAGGATCTTGATTTGAGAAAGTGGAGCAACGTTATCTTTTGTTTTGTCTGCATCGACGAGTTTCACCAAACCCCACTCAGCCATTAGATTCGCAATCGTGTTACGACGCTGAATGTCATTATCTGACATGTTGGATGGCTTACCGTCTAATTCAAAGAGTTCTTTGAAATGAACAATGTAATACTTTCCTTGTTTATGGAGGATATGGCAAGACTGGTAAAGAATGTTATCGTTCTTTGCTGCGACTCCGATACGAGTGAGGGTTTCTCGAACTTTGAGGAAGTCGTCTTGTTTTTCTAATGTAACTTCAACTAATTTATCGACCATGTCAATCACCTTTATATAATTCTTTTTTTATCATAGTGATCTGAGCATCGTCGAGAATTTTTAATACTTCGTATGCCTTCGCGTCCGAATATCCATAATATTCCTTGATCGCGCTCAAATCTTCATTCTCACCCTTTTTGTGCCATTTTGTAAATTGACGCTTCTGGGCTCGTACAATATTTAGGAGAAAGTCGTATTTGAGTTTATTATCAAGGCTTGGGAATCGATTCATTTCGTTCGCGAACAGGACGGTATCACGATGGTAAGACAACGCCCTGTTCACCATAAATGCTGGATATTGTCGCTCGTCCAGATCGGTGAGTAAAGCATACTCTTTTGTTTGCAGAATACTTGGAAGTATCTCTTTAAATAAATCAGCCATTGAACTTACACTCCACCATCATTTCAGTGAGGCATGCAGTAAGATTCAGTTCCTGGTCAGCAACAAATGCAGATTGATACTGATATCGCGCAAGAATGAGAACAGCATTCGGAATCGTCGACTTATCCATGATGTCATATAGATTATCATAGATCTTACGGTAGATTCTTGATGGATCATCAGAACCATTCTCAGCAACCCACTTGCGCATCGCACCAAAGTTCTGCTCTCTGAGAGACGCGACAAGATCATTAAGAGAAACGTCTGACACTGAAGCCAGAATACCAGAATCAATCTTACCGCTGACGGAATAACGCTGAAGTTCATTCAGAACACGGCGATAATCTGGAAAGTATTTTTTGACTACTTCTACAAGGACTGCTTTATCAAACGGAACTTTTTCTGTGGTAAGAATTTCTGCTGCACGCTTCATAAATGCAACAGCCATCTTTGGTTTTTCTTCTTTGCGCAGTTTGAATTCGATAACAGCGCATCTTGAATGCAATGGCTCAATGATTCGGCTCTTATAGTTACAAGTCATGATGAAAGTGCAGTTATGCGCAAACTCTTCCATCGCCGCGCGCATGGCTGGCTGAGTTGAGTTTGGATTTAGATAATCTGCTTCGTCGATGATAATAACTTTCTTGCCGCCAGTCATTGACATAGTGCTGGCATAGTTCTTGATCTTCATTCGGAAGGTATCAATACCTGACTCATCCGAACCGTTGATCATCAGATAGTCGCAACCGATTTCATCGCACAATGCTTTGGCAACTGTAGTCTTACCAGTGCCTGGACCGCCACATAGAAGAAGATGGGGAATCTCCTTGCGGTCAACATAAGATTGGAAAGTTGCCTTGTATTCATCAGGAAGAATACAATCGGCAATAGTATGAGGACGGTATTTTTCAACCCACAACGCTTCATTCATAATATAAATTCCTCAATTATTCAGTAACGATTTTACGCCATTTACCGTTTGTTTTCAAATACATTTCACCATCAGGACCAGGTGTCATAGAAACATTCACCATAGTTAATTTTTGATTTGGTGCAGTTGTTCCGATGTTTAAAACATAGTCACTATTAATTCTAAGCCTTTCGATATTATTGTTTTCGAACACCAAATTCTCTTCATCATACTGTGCGCCAATTGTCAGTTTACCATTGTAACCAGCGGCTTCAATCTTCTTTACTGCCTCAGACTTTCCGTTAGAAGCAACTAAAGATGCAGCAGTGACAGCACCACCTGCAGCGGCACCACCAGCAATACCAAGGAATTTAAAAAATTTTCTTCGTTCCATAATTTATACCTCACAAAGAGAAGATGGGGCGGGGACGGTGAGTTCCCACGGCGAGCAGTCTGGCGGATAGTGCCGTCAAAAGAAATTGCACCCCAATAATCTTATTTATACACTCA